ATAAAGCTAAGGTTACAAGTTCAAATCTGGTCACCCCGACCAAATCACCTAATTTTCAAACCCTATGTTTTCTGCCAGTTTTTAAGGCACAGCAAGGGTTTGAAACATATCTAACAGATTATTTTACTAATCTACTACAATACCTTTCTAAGACATTTACAACTATTTTACAGCAAATATGTGGTTACCATGTGGTTAGTAAAAAATTCAATGGTTACCAGTTTTATACTGATGACCCTCTTGACATACTAGGCGCTTACGCCTATAATATAATTATTAACGCAAATATTGGAGAATGACGATGACACCAACGCAGGCCATTAAAGAAATAGATACTGTTATTGAGCAGATCATTTCTAAAACAGAAAAGGACAAAGCTAAAAAGCTTAAAAAAGCCTATGAGATAGTAAAGCAAGACTATCAGGATAAAATTAACTTATCTGTGATTAGAACAGATCATAGCCTTTACCTTTAGGAGAATGACGAAATGAAAATGACATTTAAAATAAAATCTAAAAAACATTTTGAAAAATTATTACGCAATTCTACAGCCTGCATAAAATTTTATGATGAACAAAGTGGTTTTTTAAATGATGGTGATAAAAAAATCCATTCACCGATTTTAGGTGACCCTGAAGTAGCATATCAAATTGCAAGGATTTATATTGATTTATATGAAATATATTTGTCAATCAGTTGTGACTTTGATTTAGGTAATTATCCATATACTCTTTTTAGTTCATCAAATATTGATAATTACCCTTTTTATTGGAAAGGTTTTGAATACTTAGAAAATTTTGGAGAATGACATGGATATTAAAATAAAATATCAAAAATCATTAAAAATTTATGTGGCTAGAATATCTGATGGTTCTCGATATGGTAGACAAATCTATGGCAAAACACCTGAAATAGTTAAAGAAAAACTACAAGGTTTTTGGTTAATGCCTACTAAGCAGAACAGAGATAGCATAACTATAGGTGAGGTATTGTCAGGTTTTATTCTGCACATGGAGAAAAGAACTTTAGGCAAGGTTGATGGACAGAAAAGAATTAGGCTGCAAAGTTATGAAAACTATAAATCTTATGACAAAGCTTTGGTTGCACTTACTGTTTTATCTAAGCCTTTAGGTGATTATAAAATACAACAGATAGATAAAAACTTTCTTAATGAAATACTAAATGCACTTGAACAGAAGTATAATACTCACAGTGCAAAGCATAAGCATGAGTTATTTAGCTATTTTAAAAGTGCAATGCTGTGGTTGCACAAACAGGATAGAGAACTGTATCCACTTGTTGACCTCAAAGAGATTGTTGTGAAGCTTACAAAGAAAGAATCTTTTGTTCCTAAAAGACTAGATGCTCAGCTTGTATTGAGAACTGTTGACCAGGTATGCAAGGAAAAGTATGCAATATATGTTTACCTCTGTGCCAATGGTTTAAGGGCATCTGAGGCAAATGGTTTAAAGCCATCTGACTTTGATTGGACTAAAAACACTGTGCATATTCAGAGAACTGTAGACAAGTCAAGAAATGTTATTGCTATTGAGACAGGCTATGAGTGTGGAACTAAAACTCCATCGTCTAACAGAAAAGTACCATTAGGATCAGAATTGGCTAATAGAATTAGAAAGTTTATTATGTTGCACCCAAACCTAGAATGGATGTTTCAAGCAGATAGAAAATACGATGGCAGACCTATTAAGCAGCAGAATTTAGCTAAAGGTGGTTTGCATAAAGCATTAAAGCATTTAAAAGAAAAAGGGCAGAATGTAGAATGGAAAGGTGCAATGCATGGTCTAAGACATTACTATGGCTCTTTGTTATTGGCTGAAGCTGCTAAACTTGGTAGAAACCCAACATGGGTACAGAAGAGGCTAGGGCATAGCAATTTACAAACAACGCTTGGCATCTATTCACATGACATTGATGAAGATAACCAAGAGTTAAATAATGAAGTAGAAAGACGTTTAAACGGCTAAATTATTTTCTTATCCACTATCTTTTCTATCAGTCGTGCTTTGATAGCGTGGCTGATTTTTTATCCACTCATTTATCTCCTGTTTTGAATAATAAATTCTTTTACCAATTTTCATAAATTTTGGAGCATACTTTGGGCCTTTATATCTATACCATTGTAAAGTTTTAATTGATATTCCAGTAAGTTCTGAAAGTTCAGTTTCACTAATTAATATTTTTTCCATAAATTACTCCTTATTTTCTACAGGCCAAAGGTTGCGAGTTGCACCTTCTTTCTTGATCTTGCCGCTTGCAACTAATTTATTTATCGCATAGTTAAGTCCATTCGGACTTTTTCCATACCCTTTCTCACCATTAAGATAATCATGTATCTCTCTCTGTGTTGGCGGTATCTTGTGCTGCTTTACATAGTCTTTGATAAACTCCAAAGCATGAACTCCCATAAGGGTAACACCTCTGTTTCTGTAGCTTGTATCTTGATCCTCTCTATCCATAATCTTTATAATGTTCTGCATTAAATTTTACCTCTATTCTTCCCTGTAGAACTGTCACAATACGTTTGATTAAACTGTAGTGTGGTTCTTTTAAATTGTTTTCTAGCCTATACAAAGTTGTCTCAGAGACATCTGCACTCATGGCAACTGCCTCTCTTGACCAACCCAGTTCAAGCCTTTGTTTTTTTATTTGATCACCAATGGTCATTCTTTTTTTTCCAAAGCTGCTTTCATAAACTCCATAGCCTTATGAAACATCTGTTCTTTAGACATTTTGATTTCATATTGCTTACCCTCAACAACCAAAAGCACAATATCTGCTCTTGGAATTATGAAAGTATGGTGTTTATTATCTGTAGCCTTGCCCACTGTTACCTGGATCAGCAGGGTCATTCATTGGCATACTATTGCTTATATGCTGTGGCCCACCTTGATTGTAGTTTTGCTGTTGATAGTTTTGTTGCTGTGGTTGACCCATGCCCTGACCAGGCTTTTGTCCTTTTGGAAGAACAACCATCTTGCCTTGTCTCTGTGGCAACATATTGAGTAGAAATGATGGTTCAGCTTCACCTCTTGATGGGTTAGGCGGCAGTATTACACCAATCTTGTTTGCATACTCAGGTTTGTAACCTTTTTGTGGATTACCTTCTATAAAGTATATATCCTGTTGTTCCTGTATCATATTGATAGCATCCCTTCTTTTGTTCTGAATAAATTTGTGTATAAGTCGTATAAGTCAGCATGGTTCGCAAACTCTCTGATGAGAGCGATATTGTTATCGTGAAACCTGCCAATCTCCTGTGTTGGGTCACCATATAGGTAACGTAAATCATTGATGGCAACTAAGGCTTTCATCACCTCTACAAAGGAAGCTGTAGCCTTTGCCCTGTTGTCAGGGTTGCCCATATAAATATCAAATGTCTGTGTAGCATTTACTGTCCATTCTTTAAGTTCATCTACTGTCTTTATTGTTCCTGCTGCACAAGCCTGTTGCACAACTCCAGTGGTATAGATGTTTCTGCTCTCAGCAGGTGTTGTAGGTTTAAATGCCATCATATACTCCCATATATTTGGTGAGGGTCTAAATTTGAACGAGGAAACATGAAACTAGACCCTCATAACTAATTAACTGCAGAAACTGCAATGAGAAACAACAGATAGACAACTATAATTATCAGCATCCATTTTCTCATAAATAATTCTATTGGGGTTCTACTCATTTCTGTATCCCCATATCTTTTTTACCTGTGCTATTATTTCACTATCAACATTGTTCCAAACATAGTGACTGAAGTTTGGAATTATATAGCGTGAAATAATCTCTGCCTTATCACTTATTTTTAATAAATTCTGTCTTGCCCTTGCCGACATTCGCATGGTTTCAAATGCAGAATTTAAGGCTTGTGGTTGTAATAACTCACAATTTGTCTGATCAAACACCATATAGCCTTTGTGGTTAGCATAGATGATTCTGACAGGTTTATTAGATGCTTTGCTGTATATAGCAGCCTGTCTTACATTACTCGCTGTAGGACTCTTTGGTAGCGACTGTGTACGTTCTGAGAAAGTACCATCAGCTTTCTGAAAAGGTGTTGGCCATTTGCTTTTAGCTTCATTGATATAATCAAACTCTACTACATCAACATAACCGCCAACATTAAGGTCAATTCCTTCAGCATCTGTCTTGCAAAGCTGTTCTATTTCATCAACTTTTATATTGCACTCAGCAGATGCCAGGACAAAGTTATTAACTACAGTATCAAAATGTTTCATGCATAATTTATGCTGTTCATGGTCTTTGGCATTGGGTGCATTAAACTTAGATAGTTCGTGCTTACAAGTCTCTATAGCTTCTTTTAATGGTTTACCCTCTAAATACATCTGCCATGCCCTATGAGCCTCTCCACCTGCTCTCATCTTGCTATTTGCAGGGTTAATTCTATCTCTATCAAGACCTGCTACATACTTGGCAATGAAGAAGTCCAAAGGACAATGCTCAGGGTCTAGACGGCTCGGAAACCACATATCAATAAGATTGCTCATAGTCATTTAATCTTATAGGCATTAACGCCTATAGTAAAGCCAAAAAAAAACATATTATGGTCTAATCCAATCAACTATCATTATCCATTTTATTTGACCTATATTTGGCTCAGCTATGTTTGTTCCAGGCAACATGACAAGTTCAAATTTATTGTTTGCAGTAGTTGTAAGATAACCTAAATGCCTACAGTTAGTTATACATTCAGCCACAACCAGTTTACCTATATTTTTAATTATTTCTTCATCATCTGTAATCATCTTTGGCTTACAGAAATATGCTCTTGTTTGATTCATTATCTTTGTTGAGTTCATGCCAAAAGCTACATATTCCTGCCCATTATCTTTAATCATTGTAGAGCCTGGTGTATCAGGACTAAGGGCTGTTATCTCCCAGTTATTCTCAGGGTTTACTAAACCTAAATAACGCACTTCCCTTAAATCATCTAATGGCTGAGCAAGCTGCATGAATGTAGCAAAATCAGGAAATCTTTTTGATAGTTTACCTACAGTTCTCATTGAGAGAACATGATCTGCCCTAGTCGATATATCATTGACAAAGCCAGTAAGTGTACTGGGTGAAACATCAGCTTCAGATGCAAATTCTGATAAACTCATACCATGCGTTTTCGCACAGTTAAGTAAAGCCTGTTTAATCTGATTCCTATTCATAAATGACGAATAATACATTTTTTACCCTTTTACAAGTATGTTACCAAAATAATACCAATCTATAACAATAAACGCATATTTAATTGATAAATTTTACCATTTTGCACTAATTTACATTATAGGCGTTTGTGCATAGAGTACTTACTAGGTACTAAACAAATAACAAAAATGTCAAACGAATTATTACAAAATCTTATAAAAAAAATAGAGCTTACTTATGGTAGTATATGGCGAGCATCACAGACACTAGATGTTGATTACTCCACTTTGCTCAGATGGCGAAAAGAGCAGCAAAAACCCAACACAGCTACCCTAGAACGTATTGCAGAGGAGATGAATCGCAATGACAACTAAAATAGAAGAACTTTCATTGGCTGCACAGAAGCGAATCATTGAGCGATTAGACCGCATAGAAAAAAACTTTGACCGTCTATTTGATAATCTTGATGATCTGAAGGGTGGCATCAACCGACATGATCAGACCCTTTATGAAACTTTAGTCAAACCTGTCAGAGATGAAGAGGATTTTGATGGGCGGTAAACATTCAAGGAACAAAGGTGCAGCATATGAAAGAGAGATTGTTAATCAGCTAAAAGAACATGGTGTACTAGCTGAGAGAGTACCATTGTCAGGTGCTATGAAGGGTAATTATGGCGGTGATATAAAGCTTGGCCCTGTACTTGGATATATCGGAGAGTGCAAACGCTCCAAGAAAAGCCTTAGTAGAATTTATAAAGCATTAGAGCAGGACAACGCTGATTTTCTGTTTGCAAGAGATGATGGCAAGGAGACTGTAGCCATTGTTAGAATGGAAACCTTACTGACATTGTTTAAGCAGCTTGGATGGGCGAATGAATGAGAAACTCAGGCATCTTGATTTATTCTCAGGTATCGGTGGCTTTGCACTTGGTCTTGAAAGCACTGGCGGTTTTAAAACAGTTGGTTTCTGTGACAATGAACCCTTTGCTCAAAAGGTGCTTAAAAAGCATTGGCCTGACGTTCCCTGCTATGAGGATGTAAGGGATGTCGGAGTGGAAACAGTTGGATATAGAGGAGTGGATATCATCACAGGAGGATTTCCCTGTCAGCCCTTCAGTGTCGCAGGAAAGCAAGACCCAAAAGACAACCGCCAACTCTGGCCTGAAATGTTTAGAATTATCAAAGAAATCAGACCCACCTACGTCATTGGAGAGAATGTCAGAAATCTTATTAGCATCAGAGAAGGAGTGGTATTCGAGCAGGTGTGTACTGACCTGGAAGGTGAAGGTTACCAAGTGCAGACGTTTGTATTACCTGCTTCAGCAGTCAACGCACCGCACCAAAGATACAGATGTTGGATTGTTGGTATCATGGCCGACTCCACAACATCAAGATCACAAACATCATCCAAAAAACGCTTGGAACAGAAAGAAACAGAAAAAACAGATGCAATTACCTCACATGGTGGGAATATCAGAAACTTCAACTTTAAAAACAACTGGACAGTTGAACCCTCAGTGGGTCGAGTGGCTCATGGGATACCCAATAGGGTGGACAGACTTAAAGGACTAGGCAATGCAGTTGTGCCACAGATACCTGCTGTTTTGGGTAGAGCGATATTAGAGGTGCATGATGGCTAAAGAAAGAGATGAGATAGAGGTAAGGCTTGACAATAATAAATGCCCTTACTGCCTGGCTGAATTAATTGACAGCCATGAGGAGGTCAAAAAATGTTGGGTCTGTGGTTTAGTTGTATCCACTGCTAAGGATGAAGATGACTGAGACATTTATCAATAAATCTACATTGCAGGAGAACTATTCTACCTTGCCCAATAAGCTGATCAATGATGAGAAGTTGTCAGGTGATGGTCTAGCAGTGCTTGTTTATCTGTTATCAAAGCCGTCAGACTGGAAGGTCAATGCACAGAATATTGCCAATAGATTTGGCTATGGCATCAATAAAGTCTATCAGATTATCAAGCAGCTTATTCAATATGGTTACGTCAAGAAAGATGTCATCAGAGATCAGGGTAAGTACACGCAAATCGTTTACCACGTTTATGATCAACCATTTCACTGTTTACCACAAATGGATTTACCACAAATGGATATCAGTGAAACATACAAAAGAAAGAAAGTACTAAATAAAGAAATAACAAATGCCGTAGAACCATCAATATTCGATATTGCTGCTTCTAGGCTCATTAATCATGATGTACCTGATAAGAGGGCTAGAGGTATAGTTGCAATGCTCCTCTCTTCCTTTAAGAACATTACTGCTGTCAAAGAAAAGGAAAAGCTTTTAAAGGATGCCGTCTTTAAATTGCCTGAAACAATTACACAAGCTGACAGAGTTGTGCCTTACCTTACTAGAATGATACAGGCTACTGATGTTGTTAAAGAGCCTGAACAGAACTTCAGTGTTCAATATAAATTGAGTGTTGATGATGTACTGACAGCAGGGCCTGCCTATCAAAGTAAGATAAACAGAGACAGTGACAAGGCTATGCAGGTTATGACAATGATAAAAACAAATCAGATACACAGAGATCAGATAAGGTGGTTTAATGGGGCTTGATGAGTTATACGACAGGTTGGAAGAAATGGTGCTTGTATGTAACAGCTTCCCATCACCAATCAGAAAACAGAAACTGTGCTTTTGGCCTGAATATGCTAATGATGCCAACCTTGCCTATGGATATAATGTGACTACAGTTAGTATTAAGCCTACTAATGACATGATAGATCGTTGTGATGAAGCACTGTTATGGGTGTTGAATATGCCTTTGGAAGACAGGAAAATTGTTTGGTTAAGAGGTTCTAAACTGTCCTGGAGGAAGATTTCTTCATTTTTTTCATGTAATAAAGATACTGCGAAAGCCAAGCACACTCTAGCTTTGGTGAGATTGCAACATAAAATACGTCAAAAGTGAAAGGTTTTTTTATTAGACAAAAAGCCAAGAATTAGACACATAATTAATTAAAATAGAGTAAATTTATTTTTTCCTATAAATATCTCCTAAAAGAGGTTAATTTTATTTTGGCAGCCTAGTAGATTATTCGTCATTCTCCGCTAGGCTGTTTTTTTTGAGGACACTATGAACACTAAAAATAAAGAACAGAAGATTAAGAAATCTTTATCATTTTGGGAGTGGCTAGATATAAAGCTTAAAGAATGGTTGTAAGATGCGAGGACAGTTAAAGCCTGGTGTTAACTGGTTAGAAATAGAGAATAGAATAAGGTCAGGTGAGAAAGCTTTTGCAATCTCAAAAGACTATGAGATAAGCAGACAGGCAATAGAGAAGAGAGCCAAGAGGTTTGGTTGGTTACGATCTCAGAAAGCTGTAGAAGTAGCTAAGATCAATGCAAAGGTTGCAAATGGTGAGATAAAGAGTGCAACCAAACGCAGTGCAACCTTAATGACAAAACGTAATCATGTACAGAGATTTGATAAGGATACACCTGAGACAAAGGATGCTATCCTCGAACTATTAAAGGAAGGCAACCCAAGAACAATAGCGGCTCAGTGTTCAGGAGTTTCTTTGGATAGCTTGAACAGGTGGGTAGATAGAGACGATCAGTTTGCTTTGTTGGTACGTCAAGCAGAGAGCGAGGCAGTGCGTTTTAGGCTGCAAAATATCAAAAAAGCAGGTAATCGTGGTGACTGGAAAGCTGATAGTTGGTACTTAGAGAGAACACAAAGACAGATATTTGGTAATGAAAACAATAAGTTAGGTGCTATGAACCTGCAGATAAACATAATGAGGGATACAAGTACAGAACCTGTGACCATTGACTCTGTAACCATTGATAATGCTGAGGTTTCAGAAAGTTAGTCACCACATAGTCACCACATACCCCCATGCCATGCCCCACAGGGTCGGTGCTTTGGCGTAAGCGAAAACGTATATATCACACTCACGCACACACAAAATTTTAACCACCATAGGTTGCACTATTAAACAGGTTGCACAGAAGAAGGGTTGCAATGACACAATTTGATCCATCAATGGTTGCACAGATGTTAATGCAACCTGTAGGCAAGGAGTCTTTAGACCAAAAGGTTGCAGATGAAAATTACTTTCAACCAATAGAAATACCATTACCTGGAATGCTTTCACCATTGGATATGCAGGGTGGTTTCTTTATGAGTCCTGAAACAGCAAAAAAGGTTGCGTATGGTGGAGCGGTTGCAGGTGCATCCTTTGTGCCAGGAGCAGGATTTGTTGATGCCGCAGGTGGTGCGGTAGATGTAACAGGACAGCCGTTACTTAGTTTTGGTGAGAATATTGGACAGGGTAATTATCTTGATGCCGCCTTACAGGGATTAGGTGTTGCAGGTGATATGGCTACTTTTGCAGCACCATTTACGGCAGGTACATCATTGGCATTAGCGGCAATGTTAAAAGCACCTGGTGCAGCTAGAAAAGTTACAAAGGCTACAGAAGTTGCCAGTGATGTTTCTAAGTTTTCTGGCATGGATAAAGCAAGCAGGTTAGAAAGAGCTAGAAAATTAGGCTTTGATGTAGATAATCCAATTTATCATGGAACAAACACAGATGAATTGACTGAGTTTGATGAAAGCAAGATTGGTTTAAGAGATGAAGGGTTTTTCGGTAGAGGTTTCTATTTTGCTGATAATGCAGGAGAGGCAGGATACTATGGCAAGAATGTTGGTGAATATTTTGTAAGAGGTAATTTATTAGATTTAACTGATACATCAGGAGAACCATCATATTTAGGAAGTCCACTTATATTTATTAATTGGGCAGAAAAACTAGACAAGATTGATATGCTTGATGATACACACAAGCAAGCACTTAAAGGTGCTAAAAAAGTTGTAAAATATTTTGATGAAAATGTAACAATTTTACCTGCACAAAACGCTGATGGCACTACAGGTTACACAGCTAAAATAATTGACCCTACTCGTGATCCTTTTGATGGTGATCCACAGGAAATTTTTATGCGAAGTAGGTATGATGATGATTTTCCAAAAACACAGGAAGAGGCAAAAGAAAGGTTATTTTATCAATTTGCAGATGATGTAAGAACTAACCAATACAAAGACACAGATTTCTTTGAAGGTTTTAATGATGATTTCTTATTTTCATTGTCAGATTACATTAGAGAAGGTGGAGATGTTTCAGGTCTTAATGCTTCTAAGCTAACTGAAAAAGCTAAAGCGGCAGGATTTGATGGTATAAGAGCAGGTGATGAAACTGTAATCTTTGATGCTAAAAATATTCGCTCTTCTGATGCAGCGTTTGATCCAAAAAAGACAGATAGTCCACAACTATTATCAAGTGTAATGCAAGATAGTATGACAGCAGTAGCCTAATGGCAAAAACAATACGGCTTGAGTATGATCCGCAGCCTAAACAGGCATTGCTTCATAAATGTAGAGCAAGACAGATATTATTTGGTGGTGCTGTTGGAGGTGGTAAAAGTCACGCATTGAGATGGGATTGTATCGCATTTTGCTGTGAGAATCCTGGCTTGCAGGCATATATCTTTAGAAGGTCATTGCCTGAGTTGGAGAGTAACCATATACAGCAGATAAAGAAGGAATTGCCGTCAGAACTTGGTAATTTCTCTGAATCAAGGAAAAGATTTGAGTTCTATAATGGCTCTTATATACAGTTTCAGTATTTGGAGCGAGATTCTGACTGTGATCGTATTCAGGGTGCAGAAATACACCTGGCCTGTATTGATGAGGCAGGACAAATGTCAGCCTATCAGCTTGGCTATATAAAAAGTAGATTAAGACTTGGCGGCTATGAGCCAAAACAGAAACAGTATCTGCCAAGATTGGTAATGACTGCTAATCCAGGTGGTATTAGTCATAACTTCTTAAAAGCCTTGTATATTGATCCATCACCGCCTGAAACGTACTTTTATGATGTAACCATGAAAGACCCTCGCAATAAGAGCGATAAGGGTTGGTTGTCAATGTATATTCCTTCAAGGATGGAGGATAATAAGTTTATTGACCCTAATTATGGTGCATCTTTGTCAGGTTTGCCGTTTGAGTTGGCAAGAGCATTAAGAGAAGGTGACTGGGATTTAGTTGTTGGTTCTTTCTTTGGTGATGTATTCAGGCGTGATCGCCATGTAATAAAGCCGTTTGAGATACCTGAACACTGGCTGAGGTTCAGAAGCTTTGACTGGGGTTCTACAAAGCCTTTCTGTGTTGGTTGGTACACTGTTGCACAGCAATCTGATGACTTTGCGGATGGTGCATTGATTAAGTACAGAGAATGGTATGGTGCTGCAGGGCCTGACAGAGGGTTAAAACTCACTGCTGAAGAAGTTGCTCAAGGTATTAAAAGCAGAGAAGGTTATGAACGCATTGATTATTCTGTAGCTGATCCTTCTATATGGAAATGGGAATCAGGGCCGTCTATTGGAGAACGTATGGCAAAGTTAGGAGTACGTTTTAGAAGGGCGGACAATTCAAGAGTAGCAGGGTGGGATCAGATAAGACAAAGGCTAATTGGTGAAGATAATACACCAATGATGTATCTGTTTGAAACCTGTACAGACCTTATAAGAACATTGCCTCTGATGCAGCATGATCAGCACAGACCTGAAGATATTAATACAAAACAGGAAGATCACGCAGTTGATGAGTTGAGGTACGCTTCTATGAGCAGAAGTTATCAAAGACCGATACCTGAAATGGAAGAAGATAAGTTTAGACCGCCAACCATAGATGAAATGATGGCAGGTCTTGATAATGCAACACCATATAAAACATGGAGATTATAATTGGCATACGGATCAGGCGAAACTGAGCCAACAAAAGAAACTGACAGAGCCGCTTACTGGAACAGTAAGATTACAGAGGCGAGAAGGTTTGAAGAGACTTGGAGAGACAGGTCACAGGCTTTAGTAGATAAATACAGAGATGATGGAATAGACAGGCAGGATAGACCCTTTCATACCATGAATATCTTTTATAGCAATGTTGATACATTAAAGTCAGCTTTGTATTTTAAAACACCGAAGCCAAAAGTCAGCAGACGTTTCAAAGATGGTGATCCTGTTGGGAGAGCCATTGCAGAACTGATAGAACGTGCATTGCTGTATCAACTCGATATGTATAACTTTGACAGCACCATGCGTAGGGCTATTGAAGATATGCTGATTACTGGCAGAGGTGTTGTCAGGATGCGTTATGACCCTGTAATTATTGAGGGAGAACCAAAGCGAGTTGATATAGAGCAGCAACCTATTGGTGAAGGTGTATTCAGATTTGTCAGTAAGGATGGTGAAGAATTTACACCTGATCAGATCAAGCAGGACACAAGAGGACTTTTTGTAGAGGGTGATGCAGAAGAGGTTGTTGGTGAACAGTCTATCTACTGTGAGTATGTGCATTGGTCTGATTTTACGATTGAACCAAACAGGGTATGGGATGATGTAAACTGGATTGCATTTCGTATCCTGATGACTAAACAGCAGTTGATTGACCGCTATGGTGAAGAAGCTGCCATGAATATACCTCTAACCTACAGGCCTGATTACTCATATAATGCAGAAAAAGAAACAGAGACAGATAGAGCAGAGGTATATGAAATTTGGGATAAGCTTTCTTCAAAACAGCTATTTCTTGCTATGGGGCATGATAAGATACTTGAAGAGAATGATGACCCATATAACCTGATAAACTTTTGGCCCTGTCCTGAGCCTATGTATGCTGTGAGTACTACAACCACAACAACACCAGTTCCTGAGTTTATGATCTATGAAGATCAGGTGGCAGAACTTGATCTCATTACAGGCAGAATTGGTGTACTGACTGAAGCACTGAAAAGAAGAGGTGTTTATGATGCATCTTTCTCAGAATTGCAAAGATTGGCTGATGCTAGAGATAATCAATTTGTTCCTGTTGACAATATGGCAATGCTGCAGGCAGGCGGTGGTTTACAGAATGTCATGCAGGAAGCACCATTGGCAGGTATTATCCAGGCTTTACAGCAACTGTATCAGTCAAGACAGGTTATAGTTCAAACCATTTATGAGATTGTCGGTATCTCTGATTTGATGCGAGGTACTTCTGCGAGTAGAGAAACAGCGACTGCTCAAAGAATAAAAGGGCAGTTTGGCTCTATGCGACTTGTCAACAGACAAAGAGAGTTAGAGCGTTTTATGGATCAGATTATGGAAATGAAGGGCGAGATGCTTGTTGAGAATCTTGAGCCTGATGTCTTGCAGAAAATAACCTCTGTATCAGTAACTCCTGAGATGGTTGCTGTTTTGAGAAATGACAGATTGCGTTGTTTCAGGGTCAGAATTGATACTGATGAATCACAGGCACTTGATGCTGCCGTAGATCAGAAACAGAGGACTGAGTTTTTGACAGCTTCAGTACAGTTTCTGCAATCAGTTGGCCCACTTGTTTCTTCAGGTGCATTGGGATTTGAACAGGCAAAACAGATGCTTTTATTTGCAGCTAAAGGTTTTTCAGGTGCAAGAGAATTGGAAGAAACACTTGAAGCATTACAACCGCCACAAAGAGGGCCGTCACCAACTGATAAATTGGTAGAGGTAGAAGCAGGAAAACTAAAGGCTCAAACAGAACAGGCTGCGGCTGATGCACAGGTTAAAGTTGCAAGATTGCAGTTAGATAAAGAAAAAGCAGATATAGATGCAAGACAGAAACAGGAAAAACTTGAAATTGAAAAAGCAAAATTGGTGGCAGGATAATGACTGAGTTTTTTCCACAAGCACCAATGCTGCCTTATTACAGGTACTCTGAGCAAGGAAACCTTTTTGCTCCCAAAGGGTATGCTCAGGGTACACTTGTTGATTTATTGAGCAGTAGAAAAACAACCGACACAACAGGAGATATGCCCTTAAATTTAATGCCACCTGTCGATATATCTGAATCAGACCAATCTAAAACTGAATTAGACCAACCAACATTTGAGGAGGTTAAAGACAGTGGAACGCAAAGTTTTTTCAATGGTATGGATGTTAACGAGGGCGATAATCTTTCTTTTGACGATTTGTCTGATTTATCTCTTACTGATGGTTTGTTTGGGGGGATCACAGTTAGTGGTAACTCACCAAAAGGATGGAATACACAGCACCAAAAAGAGTTTGATGCCTTAGTTGCAGCAGGTTTGAAACCAAGTGCAAAATGGACAGGCAGTGACTGGTATGTATTCGCAAAAGAGTTAGATGGTACGCCATTTGGTGAGCCAGGCATGATGTCACTAGCTGACAGTTATACATCTAAGGGCAAGTATGGTGGTCAAGCACCTGGAATCTTAGGACTAGCACAAACTGTGACAGGATCATTTAAACCTGATGAGGTGTTTCAGAAGAACCTTGCAGAGGCATTAGATACATTCTCTAATGAAGAGTTTACAGAATTGCAACCTAATAGTTTTGGAAGCAAAAACGCAGTTTTAAGTGCAGGTACAGTAACTGCAAAAAGAGGTGGTGCTGTTACAGCTAAAGAAGGCGGTACTGTAAAAGCAAAAGAACCACCTAAACCTGCACCAAAAACACAAAAACAAAAAACTGATGAACTTAGAAAATTAATAGAAGCTGCTGTAGCTGCTGCCAAAAAGAAAAAAGAAGAAGAAAATAGACAGCAGGAAAAAGAAGCAAGGCAAGGAACTAAGTTTGACAGAGACTTTACCAAAGATAAAAGTGGGAGAAAATATTTCTAATGCGAAAAACTTTTGTCATGCAGAATGGTGAACTTGTAGAAAAGAAAACCATAATGGAAAAACGCTTGCAGTTAATCAGTGATATTGAACCTTATCAGAACATGGTCAATAGAGGTTGGATTACTGGCAGACGGCAACACAGAGAATTTTTAAAACAACATAACTTAGTAGAACTTGGAACAGATGGAGGCCAAATAAAAAATGGAAGCACAGCAAATTGATAGCACTGATCAGGAAGTTCAGACAGCAGATGAGCCAAAAACACCCACATTAAAAGAAACATTGGAAGCAGCGGTAAAAGGGGAAGATAGTTTACCTGAAGCACCTGCTGAAAAAATGGAAGAGGTGCAAAGGGAAGATGAGCAGACAGAAGAGACAACTGAGGAACAGGTAGAAGAAAAAGAAGCACCTGTGTTAGAAGAACTGACTGCACCAAAGCATTGGCCAAAAGAAGAACAGGAAATATTTAATGCATGGGATGCAAACGTACAGCATCAGGTCATGGGCCGTTATAGAGAGATGGAAGGTGACTATACAAAAAAGACACAGGCATTATCAAAGTATAAAAAACGCAATGAAGCGTTAGATGAGATTTATGGCCCTTTTAAAGATGATTTCCAAAGGGCAGGAATGGATGAAGTCGCAGCAACAAGACAGTTACTGGCGGCACACAAATATTTGAGGGAAGACCCACAGCAAGCACTTAAATGGCTTGCTAAGTCTTATGGTGTTGATCTTACAGCAGTCAATGATGACACAGCTATAGAGGATGAATACGTTGACCCACAAATGAAAGCAATGCAACAGCAGATTGCTCAGTTGCAAGGCACAATACAAACTCAACAGCAACAAGCACAGAATATGCAGAAGCAGGAAGTGCAGACACTGATTGACAACTTTCAGACAGCGAAAGATGAAGATGGTAATTTAAAGCATCCGCATTTTGAAACTGTACAGAATCAGATGGCAGCTTTAGTTGCCTCTAGACAGGCGAAAGATATTGCAGAGGCTTATGATATGGCAGTCTTTGCAAACCCTGAAACAAGAGCAAAAGTTCTTGAAGAGCAGGCTAAACAAAAAGAAGAAAAGGCCAAGAAAGAGACTCAGCAGGAGGTGAAAGCCGAAGCAGTCCAAAAGGCTAAAAAGCAGCAGAGGGTAAATGTCAAAGGCAGTGGCACTCCAAGTAATTCAGCAGTTCCAAGTGGTATGAGTTTGAACGAAACAATTAAATTTTCAATGAAACAACTACAAAAGGGGTAAATTATGGCAAGTCCAAATTTGTCAGAAATTATTACTACCACCTTGCGTAACAGGTCAAGAAGCCTGGCTGATAACGTATCAAATCACAATCCTCTTCTTAACAGAATGAGAGAGCGTGGTAATATGACACTTATCACAGGGCGAGACATAGTGCGTGAGTTGGAGTATGCAGATAATGGTACTGTTGCTTTCTACAACGGCTATGAAGTATTAGATACTTCACCTGCTGACGTATTAAGTTCAGCCGTTTACGATTATAAACAGCTTGCAGGAAACGTAACAGTTTCAGGCTTAGAGCAAATAAAAAATAGTGGCGAACAAGCCATCATTAATCTTTTAGAAGCAAGAATAGGAAACCTTGAGCGATCAATGGAAAACTCTCTTGCAACTTCTCTGTTCAGCGATGGAACAGGCACAAGTTCTAAGGAGATTGGTGGCTTACAGTTAGTTGTTGCTGATGCAGGAACAGGAACTGTTGGTGGTATTAACTCATCAACTTTTACGTTTTGGCAGAACAAGCAAACAACAGCAACTAGTAGTGCGTTTAGTACCACTAACATACAGGCAGATATGAATAATATTTATATTCAGCTTGTTAGAGGCACAGATGCACCTGACTTAGTTGTAGCAGGTTCAACACCTTATACAACTTTCCTAGCCACTCTACAGACTCTGCAAAGAGTAGCAGATAGTAGATTAGCCGATCTTGGCTTTACAGCAGTTAAGTATCTTAACTCAGATGTTGTCTATGACAGCAACTGTGCAGCAAGCAGAATGTACTTTCTCAATACAAATTACTTGAGATTAGAAACTGCGGCTAATAGAGACTTTGTTCCAGGTGAAGCTAAGGAATCCATCAATCAAGATGCCACTGTAGTGCCAATGTTTTGGTCAGGTAATTTAACCTGCTCTAACAGAAGCTTGCAGGGTGTACTACATACTTAGGAGGGTAGAATGAGTTTCGCACCAGTATTAGGTATTGACGTAACTTCAGTCAGTGATACGGCTGAGTTTTTATTAGGTCAGCATGGAGCGGTAGTTGGTTCTCCGACTAAGCTTTATAAGTATGTACAGTATGACACAGGTTCAGCAGGAGCAGCAGCCGTAGCAGGTGAGGTTTCATATTATTACACATTAGATGGGTACAAAAATAATGTTGTGACGAGTGATCTCTCTGACTCAGTTGAGATTGGAGCAGGTGTTCTTCAAGCTGTGATGACTGATGGGCAATTTGGTTGGATTCAGATTTCAGGCCCTGCCACATTGACTATTGCATTAACCGCAGGAGCAGATGGTGACCCATTAACTCCAACAGGTTCTGCTGATGGTACATTAGATGTTAGTGCTGATGTTACAGATAACGTCTGTGCAATCGCAGGCGATATATCTGACAAGGAAATTATTTGCACATTTCCTTTATAGCATACGCAAATCAACTAGGGGCAGGGCAACTTGCCCCTTTTTAACTTTATGGGGGAACTATGAGAGTCCAGTTTTTTAAAAAAATGTTTAATGGTGAGATGCGTGATTTTGCAAGAATACCTGTAACAGATACAAAAGATATTTTAGAGACACCTGTTAGAGCAACAGATGTGCAACGCTTCCCAAAAGAGTGGGCAGAATTTAAGAAAAATGAAAACAAGAAAATCACTGGTACTTTACTTGATACATTGCCAGGCATTTCAGAGGATAAAAAAATTGAATTGGAACTTAAAGGTATTCAGACAATTGAGCAGTTGGATAAGGCAAAAAGTGCAATATTGCAAAGCATGGGTGATGTCTATGTTTCACTGCAAAAAATCGCCCAACTTCATGTCAAAGCCAACAGTAAAAGCAGCACCAAAAACACACAAGAAAAGAAAGAAAAATAAAAAATGACTTTGCTTAGTATGTGCCAAAATGTAGCTGATTTCACAGGCTTTGAAAGGCCAACAACAGTTATTGACAATACAGACCCTATAGCAAGACAGTTATTAGCCCTTGCACAAAGGGAAGGTAAGCAGTTAATGCGAGTAAGTGATTGGGCAATACTAAAAAAAGAACATACATTCTCAACATCAAATGGCACAGCAGCCTATGCCCTGCCAAGTGATTTTGACAGATTAGTTTTAGAAACATCCTACAACAGATCAGACAATGATATACTTACAGGCCCTATAACGAGTTCAGAATATCAGTTGGTCAATCATGGAATGGCAACAACAGGCACAACAGAAAAATTTAGACTAAAAGCTGCATCAAATGCTTTAAAGTTTGAACTAGACCCAACACCATCATCAACACAGACTATTGGATTTGAATATGTATCAACACAGTTCTGTCAGTCATCAGGTGGGAGTGGGCAGGCTGCGTGGGCAGCAGATACAGATACAGGGATACTTGATGAAACAACAATGGAAATGGGCATAACATGGCGGTTTAAAGCGGCTCATGGATTAGATTATGCAGAGGATTACAGGCAATACCAGTTAGAAGTCAGACAGGCGATTGCCCGAAATGGCTCTGCACCAATATTGCAGTTAGATGATGCAAGAAAACTTATAGTAGGGCCATATCAGACAGATGGTAATTATGGTATAAGTTAATGCTGCAACCAATAAGAACAGCAAACAGATTTAGAGTTAAGTCTGTTTCAGTACCTGCTCCTGTGGGTGGTCTGAACAGTCGTGATTCAGTCGATAATATGAAGCCTTTGGATGCAACTACTTTAATAAATATGTTTCCCACAATAGGCAAGATTACATTAAGAGATGGGTACACATCATTTTGCACAGGTGTAGGCACAGGTGATGTTGAAACATTAGCTGAACATAATGCAGGTGATAACAGACAACTATTAGCAGTTGGTTCTAATGGCACATTGTATCAAATAAATACTGGTTCTGCTGTATCTAAAAAAACAGGGTTGTCAAATGGAAGATTTCAGACGGCTGCATTTAATGGCAGAACTTTGTTTGTTAATGGTACAGATACACCTTTTGCGTGGGATGGTTCATCTGCATCAAATCTGACAATAACACTATCTGACAGCACAAGTGCTGATAGCCTTAAAGGTGTTCATGTTCACAAAAACAGAGTTTATTATTTTAGAGGTGATGAGCAGAAGTTTTATTACTCAGCCACAGTCGATACCTTTCAGGGAAATTTCACTCTGTTTAATTTAGGTTTGGTTGATAATATAGGCGGTAATCTTATTCAAATACAGACACTCACCATAGATGGCGGTGAAGGTACAGATGATCTTATAGCTTTTATCATGGATTCAGGAATTGTGCTTGTTTATTCAGGAGACAATCCAGGCTCAGGATTTGCCTTAAATGGTTCATTTAGAATTGCAGAGCCTGTCAATGAAATAAGGGGAGCAGCAAAGTTTGGCGGTGATGTAGCAGTCATAACATCAGAGGGTGTTGTGGCACTTTCTAAGGTATTTAACAGAGACAGGATAGGTACAAGAGCAACTGCATTATCTGAAAAGATAAGAGGCGATATAATTGCACAAGTCAAAGAAACAAAAACATCGACTGGTTGGCAGATTTTTATAGACCCTAAAGGTGATAAAATATTTATAAATTTTCCAACAGGAAGTTCTTCTGACTTATATAATCAGTTTGTATTTAACCCAATCATAAATGCGTGGTGTTTGTTTCAAAACATACCTGCAAGAGTTTGGGGGCAGTATAATGGTGATGTATTTTTTGGAGGTGCATCAGGCGTTGTTTATAAAATTACAGGTAATGCGGATGGATCAGATGCTATTGTGGGTGATGTAGCAACTGCATTTAACTATTTTGGTGACAGAGGAAGTTTAAAAAAATTCAGTTCAGTAGCACCAATGTTAGAGGGTGTTGTCAGCAATATAAGTTTTTCGTTTGGTGTAGCAGTTGACCATGAGCCAACAACATTGCTTGATTTGACAACTGCACAGTTTACAACAGATTTAGCTTCATGGGATGAGGCAGAGTGGGATCAGGAACATTGGGCGGATGCTGAAGGCAGTGCCATAACACAAAGACGTAAAGCAACCAACAAGATAGGCAGAGCAATCTCGCTTAGAATAAAAATATCATCAAGCACACAACCTATAAGTTTTGTAAGTGCTAATTATCACATATTACCAGGAGGGCCGATTTAATGGCGTTTTCATCAGGAACATTCTCAAGATTACATGATTGGACAACTGATAGAGATGCAGGGATAAAAATATCTGCAAGCCGTACTGATGCTGAGTTTGATGGCATCGCTACTGGTTTAACAACCTGTATTCTAAAAGATGGAACTCAGACTTTAACTGCAGTGATACCTTTTACACTCGGTTTAAGTTTACCAACAGATAAAAAGGTTCAATTCAGAGATAGTAATATATATATTAATTCATCTACAGATGGACAATTAGATGCCGTAGCTGATACAGAAATTGAACTAACAGCACCAACTGTTGATATAGCAGCTTCAACAGCAGTTACCATAGCAACGCCATCATTGATTATTACAGACAACACAACTGATGAGCCTATTGTGCAGATTAAAAACACACATAATGGCACAACGGCAGGTGAACTAAGGTTTGTCATGGATAAAGGTGCGGCAGGTGCAGATGGTGATGATCTTGGCACAATATCATTTTTTGGTGATGACTCAGGGCAAAATCAAACGGCATTTGCTAAAATAGTCGGTGAAGTTTCAGAGGCTGACGATACAGATGAAGCAGGTAAACTTTCCTTCTTTGTAGCAGAAAGTGATGGAACAAATACAGCATTGACAGCAGGTTTGGTTTTAGAAGGTGAACACGCTACAGATGGTGAGATAGACGTTACAATAGGTGCAGGTTCAGCATCAACAACCACAGTTGCAGGTAATTTGGCTGTAACAGGGTCTTCATTAACAGTTAATGGTGTTCCTTTTAATGATGAAGCCACAGCATTAGCAATAGCATTAGGGTAAGGAGAAAAAAATGGCTAATCAATTTAGAGTTATGACATTTGCAGCAGAACCTGCAAGTACATCAGCAGGTAGTGAATATCATGTATATACAACTCCTTCTAGCACAACCACAGTCGTTATAGGTCTTATACTGACAAATATACATACTTCACAGGTAACAGCTAAAGTTCTACTTGAATCTGATACGACAGGTGATGCAACTTCTTCAGCAAGTCTTACAAACAATATAGGTGCAGGTACAGGTTCAGGAAGCAGTAATAACAACACTACTGCTGTATTATTAAATGGTGTACCCTTACCTGTTGGTGCAAGTTTAGAAGTATTGTCAGGAGGTAAAATAATTTTACAGCCTACAGATACAATTACAGTTTCATGCTCTGTCGCTGACAAATTATCAGGTGCATTAAGCATCATGGAAATAACATAATGAAAACACCTGAGTTTCAAGGCACACGTTTATGGGATAGATTATGTTGGGCAAAAGAAAACCTTAAACCTGTGAAAACAGATATAAGAGTTGTTTATGAAGACCCAAAAGAAATGGATAATCCTGCAAAAATATTAATACCTGACCCTAACTGGATGGCTTGTGCCTTAAATGGGGGAATCTTACCAAAAGTATGGGTCTATTGGGAACTGGCAAAGGATGAAGCACAACCTGATTTTGTAAAGCATACAAGGGGGTATTTGTTACATAATACTAAGCCTATTGATGCAATGACAGAAGAACAGGCAATAGAATATTTAATTAAAAAAAATATACCTAAAAGAGTTTGGCAAACATGGGATGAAGGCAACAAACCTAAAATGATTATTTGTAGAACGCATCAACTGCCCAAGCATAGACAATGGCGTAACGCCTGGCAAATTAGAAATGACATAGAATTAGCAGCATAAGGAGATTATATGACAAGTTTTATTGAAGATAAGGATGGCAAAAAGATTGATGCAGCAAGTGTAAAATCAAAACCATCTGACAGACATTTTAGAAATGCATGGGCTATTTCAGGTGATGTTATTGCAGAGGACATGACAAAAGCTAAAGAAATATTCAAAGACAAAATAAGGGAAGTTAGAAAGCCATTATTAGAAGCTGAGGATGTTGTCTATATGAAAGCATTAGAAGCAGATGATGCGACTGCCAAAACAAATTCAGTAAATAAAAAGAAAGCTTTGAGAGATGCACCTGCGGCAAAAGCAATTACAGATGCAAAAACTATAACTGAATTAAAAGCAGCATGGGATACATCAGTATTAGGTGATAGCCCTTACGCATAGGAGTAAATAATGAGTGAAGTAAATCATATTGGCAAAACTGGTGAGCAGACAAGTTTTGAACCTATTGTTAGACAGAATGAAAATGAAATTGTTAATACCTTAACTATTGATGCAACTAATAATGCAGTTTCAGCAGGGCCAATAACTATAGCAACAACAGCTACTGTTACAGTTAATGGTTATTGGAGTATTGTATGACAAGTCAGTTAAATGTAGATCAAATAACAGGTGTCTCAACAGCAGGTCAAATAACTGTAACACTTGAAAATAGTGAGAGTCAGATATTACAACAAGGGTTGGCTAAAGTTACTGCAAATATAACTTTATCAGGTACATCACAATCTGATGCTGCACTTAATATAAGTGGTGTAGTAGATGGTGGAGAAGGGTTAAATACAATTACTGTATCAAACGCATTTTCTGCAATTAAAGCTGCTGTTCCAAGTGTAACTATACATGATGGCAGTTATTCAAGAGGAATAAATATTGATGATGCCTCAGCTTCAGTTTTTATAACTAGAGCATTTGTTGCAGATAGTGGTGCATTAACAGACGATAATGTTGACAATTCAGTTGTAATTCATGGAGATTTAGCATAATGGCTAGTATATTAAAAGTAGATGCAGTGCAGACAACTGCAGGAAAACCAATAGTCAATAGCACTGGTTCTGTTTTGCAGGTAAAACAATCTGTTTTTCTTGGCACATTTACAACAGCAAGTACATCTTTTACTAATATAGTTGATGGTAGTAGTAATATTTTTCAGGTATTAATAACACCGACAGCAGTCACAAGCAAAATTTTAGTAATTGTTAATTGTTCTATTGCAGGAGGTGATGCAGGTAGTGGTATTACCCTTGTAAGAGATTCAACAGAAATTTTTAGAGGTGCTACAGATGGTTCTAAAAACAGATTTAGTCAGACTGGATTTTATGGAATAGATGAATCACAATACAGTCAAGGTGCAAATTGTATTGTATTTTTAGATGATCCTGACAGTACCTCAGAATTAACGTATAAAGTTCAGGCTAAAATTCGAGCAACAACATTATACATAGGAAGAACTGTTTTTGATACAGACAATGATAATGCTTCAAGGCATCCTTCTTCTATTACAGTTATGGAGATTGCAGAATGACAGATATTATAAGTGCAATTCAAGCATTAAAAGCAGATGCACAGGTAAGCGTTGGTGACGAAAATATTAAGGCTATAATTTGGCATGATGGCAACCCAACTAACATTACAGAAAAACAAATACTAGATAAACAGGCAGAACTGAAAACAGCTTTTAATAATTTAAAATATCAGAGAGATAGAGCATCAGAGTACCCTGCCATCAAAGACCAATTAGATGACATATATCACAATGGCATTGATGGTTGGAAAAAAACAATTAAAGCAGTAAAAGACAAATATCCAAAGGGTTAGATTATGGCAAGCCAATTAAATGTAGATACAATAAAAGGAAAATCCACAGCAGGTTCTGTTAGTATTCAAGGTGAAGGAACAGCGACAACTAACTTGCAACAGGGATTGGCAAAGGCATGGACAACTATAGATGCTGATGCATCAACTGCTGATGCTTTAGATAGTTTTAATGAAGATTCCATAGATGATGATGGAGCAGGTAAATATGGTATTAATTTAACCAACAACATGGTCAATGTAATTTATTTTCAAGCTTGTAGCAGTTGTAATCATTCAACAAGTTCTGACCATCAAAGATACACTACTGGTGCATATTCTGGTGGAACAATGGATAGAGATAAAACTACTAGTAATGCCAAAATAGGATATTTCGGTTCAACTTATGCAGATACATTTGTGGTGGGAACTATAATAACTGGTGACTTAGCATGAGTGTTATAAATATTGATAATAAAGAATATCAGATTGATAAATTATCACAAAAGGCTAAATCCTATGCTGAACACTGTCATGATTTAGATAAAAAAATCGTTATTTTGGAAAAAGATTTAGAGCAGTTAATTACAGCAAAGAATACATATTACAATGCTTTAAAACAGGAACTTGATACACCACAAGCGGCAGAGTAATGACTAGGAAATCTGTGCAGAATGTTGAGAGTGATTTGCGGTCACATGAAAGAGAATGTGAGGTACGCTATCAGTCTATTTTGTCACAGCTAGAAAAAATGGATAAAAGAATTTTTAGAATGGAAGGGCTTATATTAGCAAGCACAGTAACTGTCTTTGGCAGCGCTGCAAGTTTGTTCGCAATACTTCTTAATTAGAAAGGTGAACAAATGCTTGTTGAACTTGCGGCTATTAATGCTGCCATAGGCACAATCAAAACTACTATTGCTCATGGGCATGATCTGTCCAAAGCGGCAAGTGCAATCGCAAAATTTGTAACTGCTGAAGAGGATATCAGGGAAAGAGCCAACGCAAAAAAGAACAGTATGTTTAGTAAGTTACTAGGCAAAGATACTGCTGATTTTGAAGAGTTTATTCATCTTGAAGAAATCTCCCAAAAAAAGGAGGAACTTAGAGAAATTTTGCAACTATATGGCAGACCTGGAATGTATAGTGACTGGATTAAATATCAGACAGAAGCTAGAAAGCAAAGACAGAAAGCTAAAATAGAACAAAAAGAAGCCTTTGACCGCCTTATACGCAACATAATGATTTCAATATTAGTCATTGTAATTATTGGAGGTTTATTGGTTGTTGCATGGTTTGCTTACTTTTTAAAAGGACAGCAATGATACAGTTATTATTAAATAGAGATGACTATGTTTCTGCATGGTTGCAGTCGAAGATACCTGGCATAAGATTTCACGATTGCAAAGCTATAGGAATTATTAAAAATCAAAAACTTATAGCAGGAGTTGTATATCATAATTTAAGAGATGGTCAGATAGAAGCAAGTATAGCCATAACAGATAAGAACTGGGCTAATAGAAAAATACTCTATGCTTTGTTTGCCTATCCGTTTGTGCAATGCAACTGTCACAGAATTTTGGTTACTGTCAAAGATAGTAACAAACAATCTATCAAGTTAGCACAAAAGCTAGGTTTTCAGAAGGAAGGAACATTGAGAGATATGTTTCCACCTGATAATGCTGTTTTACTTGGTATGTTAAGAAGTGAATGTAAATGGTTGAATATAAAGGATAATTATTATGGGCAAGTCAAATCCATCAGCACCGCCAGTACCTGATCCTAATCAGTTAATACAACAGGATGCTGCACAAAATAGAATAACACAATTTACGCCTTATGGTAATTTGCTATTTGGTAGTGTGGGTAATCAGGGGCAGTTTGTTCAAGGGCTAGTACCTGAAGGTGGCACTGCTGCTGCTTACACACAGGAAACACCTTTTCAAAGTCAGTTAAGGTCACAACAGGAGGCATTAGGTCTTGGATTGGCTACAGAAGCAGGGCAACAGTTTGATCAGTTAGCTGCACAAACACCATTTGATTACACAGCAGGACTTCCGCAATATACCTTTCAAGATGCGAGCAACTTACCTCAATTTCAATCAACAATATCAACAGAAAATCTACCTGCACTGCCGACAGATTTTGAAGATACAAGAAGGCAAGTGACACAATCTGTTTTTGACAGGCAGTTAGGATTGTTACAGCCTGGCTTTACAAAACAAAGAGAAGACCTTGCACAGAATTTGGCTAATCGTGGAATACCTATTGGCTCTGAAGCCTATAACCAGGCATTGAACAGATTGGACACTCAGCAGTCTGAACAGACTCAAAGGTTGGCACTTACTGCTGATGTTGCAGGAGGGGCTGAAGCTTCAAGACTGTTTGGCATGGCATCTACAGCTAGAGGACAACAGTTTGGTGAAAATGTTGCCAATGTCGCACAGGCAAATCAAGCAAGACAACAACAGATAGCTGACCAGTTAAGAACAAATGAACTGCAGAATCAACAACGCCAGGCAATGCTGAATGAACGTATTGGATTAAGAGGGCAACAGTTTAATGAACTTGCAGCCTTATTAGGTGGCCCACAGATACAGCAACCAACTTTCTTTGCTCCAAGTGCCGTTAATACTTTAGGTGCTAATCAGTTAAGTGGTAGTGCTGCGGCAAATGCATTTAATCAGCAAATGGCTAATTATGGCTCAGGAATGGGTGGTTTATTTGATTTGGCAGGATCACTCGGTTCTGCATACATTTTAAGTTGAGGTAAGAATGGCAACATCATTAAATTTTCCACAATTTAGATTTGGTAAAACAGAACTAGATGAACTTTACAGTCAAGACAAAATAGGGCCATCAAGATACATGGCTTTAAGAGGTGATGGTTTTAGAACAAACCCAAGTCAACAGTCTGAATTAGCACAAAGACTTATGAGCAGTGTACAACCCTATAGTGGTCAAATAGCTGCAAGTAGAAATGCAATGAATTTAATGCCATTAGCACAACCTCAACAGCAAATGTCACAAGGTCAGGGGCAAGGGCAAGGTCAAGTGCAAGGTCAAGGGCCATCATTTAGGTTTCAAGACCTTAATCGTGCTTTTCAGCTAGACCCAAGAAACACACTTGCTAATACCTTAATGCAACAAGGCATGAGAGGTGGCCCAGTAAGAACACCATTAGAAGGCATAGGAAGGTTATCACAGAGTCTTGTCGGTGCGATGTTACAGAAGAGGGCATTGGATAGATTAGAAGGGCAGGAGGCAACTAGAATTGAAGAACAGAATATTCAAAGTGCTAATCTTGAAAACGCTTTAAATGAACAACTATCACAGTTACCAAATAATAGTCCAATTATACCTTTAATTAAAACTATACAATCTTCATCAGGTTCTGAAGATGCACTTAACGCTTTAGCTGAAATACAAGCAAGAAATTTAACTGTAACACCACCACCAATATTTAAAAATGTTCTTGACGTAAATGGAAATATTGTTGGGCAAGCAGCGTTTAATGAAAATAATGAACAAGTTGGGGCAATACAATATGCTCCTGAACCAAAACTATCTGCTTTAGGACAGCAGGCAATAGATGCAGGTTTAGAACCAGGCACAGAAGAGTTTAAAAACTTTATACTAGAAAATGCTAAAAAGAGTGGTCAAAATATTACCATTAGCACAGGTGTTGGCGGTGAGGTTGGTTATAAAGAATTAATACAAAGAAATAGAAGCTTTAGTGAAAAAGCAACAGCTGCTCAAAACAATAGCGACAAAGTACAGCTAATGATTGATTTTTTATCTGATGATATTGTGAAGACTGGTGTTTTGGCAGGAAATATTAACACCATTAATAAACTAGGGCAATTTTTTAACCCAGATTTTAAACTAGAAGGTGTTGCAGGAACAGATGCTTTTGTTGCTTTTACCAATGAAATAATTTTACCATTAGTGTCACAATTAGGAAGAAACCCAACAGACTTAGATTTGCGATTTGTAACAGACGCACAAGTAAGTTTAGGAAAATCTGTAGAAGGTAACTTGTTTTTATTAGAAGCCTTGAAAGTTCGACAGGCTAGAGATATTGCAGCAGCTAATTTTGTAAATGATTTTATTTTATCAGAATTTGAAAAAAATACTCCAATGGCACAAATTCCATTCTTATTAGATAAAGGCCTTGCAAATTTTATTAACACTGATCCACTTTTTACAAATTCATATAACTTTCTTGCAAGCAAATTTAAAGAAATTACAAAAAATGAACCACCAAAACCAGATATCAAAACCAAAATGAAACAGTCAGGGTTAATTACTAATGAGTAAAGTAGATGAATTAAAAGAATTGCAACAAAATTTAGAAATTGCAAAAGCCGATGGAAAAATAACACAAAAAGGGTTAGCTACTTTAGAGGCTATAAATAATGGTGCTTTTAATAATCCAACCATTGCTAATGTGCTTCAAGGTATTTCTGTTGCATCAAGTGACGAAATTGGTGCTTATATTAACTCTTTGCTTACACCAGATTTAAGTTATGAAAATGCTTTATTAATTGAAAAAGCAGGTGTAGAGACTGCACAAAAAGAAAGACCCATACGACAATATATTGAAAATGCGTTGGGTTCTGCTGCCCCTACATTATTAACAAGAGGCAGAAACATGGGTGTTGTTGGCACTGGAGCAACATTTGGCGGTCTTTATGCAGGAGGTGCGAGTGAAGCTGACCCTCAATTATTTTCACCTAAAAGATTGCCTGATGCAGCAATAGGAGCAGGAACAGGAGCAGTTGTTGCACCACTTACAAATTTAGTTTTAAAACCAATAGCAAATTTAAGTTCTAATGTAAAAAAACTTTTTGAAGGCCCAAAGAGAATAGGGCAAATACAAGCAAGAAGATTAATTCAGGAGGCAATAGAAAATGAGTCACAATCTGTTGAAGAGGCTATTCTTTATGTAATAAATAAAAACAATACTGGAAAACCATATACACTTGCTGATTTAGGCGAAAACCCAAGAGCGTTATTAGATGCAGCAAAAGTGTTGCCAGGAAAGGGTGCTTCAATTACTAAAAAATTTTTAAAAGATAGAAATAGTGGAAAATTAGCAAGGTTATCCTCAGATTTAGTTAAGGCTTTTGGTAGAGAGGCTTCTTTTTATGAAGAGATAAATGCTTTAGAACAAGCAAGATTTAGCAAAGGCAATTTTTTCTATAAAAGAGCATACAAATCAAAAATTAAAGTTACCAAAGAATTACAGGAATTATTAAAAAGGCCATCTATTCAAAAAGCATTTTTAAAAGCAACTGATATAGCAAAAGAGGAAGGCAAATTTTTTAATATAAGCATTAATGAAAATGGACAAATTGTTACAAAAGATGGTGCTGTTATTAAAAGTGTTCCTACAAGATTTTTGCATTTAATTAAGCGTGGTCTTGATGATGAAATTTACACAGTAAGAACAACTGGTTCAGGTAAAGAAATTTTAAACGCATCTAAAAACACTAAAAATGCTTTGCTTAATATTATGGATGAACAAAACAATAGTTACAAACAGGCAAGAAATTATTGGTCAGGTAGTGTAGCAGTTGGCGATGCAATGAAATTAGGTAACGACTTTCTAAAAATGAACGCTAATGAGTTGTCACAAGAAATTATTAACATGGATTTATCTGAACTTGAAGGCTTTAGATTAGGTGCAATGCAGGGAATTATTGATGAAATAGAGCGAGGTTCAGAGACAACAGCAGTTTCAAGGCTTTTAAGATCACCTGCAAGAATAAGATTAATAAAAATGACATTTCCACAAAGCGATGCAGGTGCTAAAGCTGCTGATGCTTTTATTGCTAGATTAAATGATGAAGTGACCTTGTTGGAAACAAGCAGAACAATATTAGGAAACTCAGCTACTGCACAAAGACAGGCAGTTGTGCAAAAAATAGAAGAAACAACAAAAGTTAATCCAATAGTAGGAATTACTGATGCAATAAACAGAGCAATTAGAAAAGATTTTAACAACATTGAGATTGATCAAAAAACAGAAATTGCAAATGAAATGGCTAGAATTTTAACAGAAACAAATCCTACTAAACTTAAAATTATTGAAAAAGAATTAAGTCAGAAAGGCATAAAATTTGTTGCACAGAAATATCTTAAAGATGCAGCACCAATGATTTTATCTAAGTTAATAAATCCTGCACAGGCAGCAGCACAAACAGGGCAAAGTGTTGGTTCACAAAACTTAGGTTCAATGTTGCAACCTTTCTTTCCTTTGGCATCGGTTTTATCTAAGCAATCACAAGGTCAATAATCATGGACATGGAAAAACTAAGACAACAACTCATCATTGATGAATCGGTGAAGCTCGAGGTGTATCTTGATCATTTGCAACTGAAAACTGTTGGAATAGGCCATTTATGCAGAGAAGATGAACCAGAGTTTGATGAGCCTGTAGGCACACAAATTACAGAAGATAGATGCACAGAACTGTTTGAAGAAGATATTAAGTCAGTCATCAAGGACTGTAAGAAGGTTTTTGAAGATTGGGATGACATGGATGATGAAGTCAAACAAATCTGTGCCAATATGATGTTCAATCTCGGTTTGCCAAGATTTAGCAAATTTAGAAAAACCATTAACAACATCATAAACAAAAACTATTTGAAAGCTGCTGAAGAGATGAGAGACAGCCGTTGGTACAGGCAAGTTACTAACAGAGCAGAAAGATTAGCTAAAAGAATGGAAGCAATAGCGTGACCCAAAAAAAGCTACAGAAAAAATCTGTGTTTAATGAGTATGATGAAGATAGTGATGGAATAATTTCAGATGAAGAGCTGTCTCATGGCAAAGAAATTAAAGAGTTAGAATCATCTTTACGCAAACAGCTTGCACAATTAAGAATGGCTAGATACTCACTTATTGGCATGGGGGTTTTTACTGCCGCAATGTTTTTCATGCCAATAGAAAAAATCAAAGCTTTATCAGACATCAGCAATTTATTTTATATATCAGGTGCAGGTATTGTGGGTGCTTATATGGGTACATCAGCATGGATGGCAAGGAAATAAGTGTTATGGGTTTTGTATGTGTTTCTTGTAGGTGCAGAGGTAGAAGAACTTGTCTTTTTCAATAGCCTTGATACTTGCCTCGAATACGCAATCAAAATCAGAGAGCAGGACTTGCACCAAAGAGTTGCAGGAGACAAGCTTTATATCAAAACTTTTTGCATACCTCAAAACAAAGATAATTAAATAATTTTTAAAGTTATGAGGAGTATATTTGATTGGTGTCACTTTTTGCTCCTCACCAAATAAAGGATAAAATATGATTAGTTTACTAGGCTCATTGTTGGGCTTTGGAACAAGTTTTTTGCCTTCAATATTAGATTTTTTTAAACAGGCACAGGCTCACAAACAAAAACTTGAAATGATGAAAATGCAGAGTGAGTTACTTGAAAAGAAATCTGCACTGCGTATTCAGGAACTGGACAAGCAGGCTGAAATAAAAGAAGTGGAAGGATTGTATAAACATGATGCAAGTTTGGATGGTGGTAAGTTCGTTAACGCTCTACGAAGTTCGGTTAGGCCTGTCATCACTTATATTTTTATGGGCTTATTTATTGCCGTAGAAGTTTCAATAATAGTTAAGTTTATGGAAACTGGCGGTGATTGGACAGGAGCAGTAAACCTTTTATGGAGTGATGAAGTTGCAGGACTTTGGTCAGCTATATTAGCTTTTTGGTTTGGCAACAGAGCGATCTCAAAATTTCAAAGAAAATAACATGGCAAGAAAAAGAATTAATCTTACTTCAAAGCACAAATCACCTTCAGGGGGTTTGAATGAGGCAGGAAGGCGTTTTGCAAGATCGCAAGGGTCTAACCTCAAAAGACCTGTAAAGAGCGGTGACAACCCTCGCAGAGCAAGTTTTTTAGCGAGAATGGGCGGTTCTCGTGGCCCTGATTACAAAGATGGCAAACCAACTAGGAAGTTACTGGCACTTAGAAAATGGGGGGCTAGTTCATCTGCTGATGCAAGAGCAAAGGCAAAGAAAATTTCAGAGAGAAACAAAAAGAAAGGATAAAATTATGCCAATGGTTAAAGGTAAGAAATATCCATACACAAAAAAAGGTATGGCAGCAGCATCTAAAGCAAAGAAAAAAACTAAAAAGGTTAAAAAGTAATGGCTAAAAGACCTGGATTATATGCAAACATTCATGCAAAAAGAAAAAGAATAAAAGCAGGTTCTAATGAGAAAATGCGTAAAGCAGGAACAAAAGGCAGACCCACCGCAGCAGCTTTTAAACAGGCAGCAAAGACTGCAAAGA